TCTCTTAATACCCTATCTTTTTTTAATTGATTTCATCTTTCATGAGTAGCAAGCATTACTGGAACCATTATTTTATTATCATTTTCTACAACATATAATCCGATTTGTTTGTTAAAATGATTTAACACTTCCCTATCTATATTTTCTAATAGTTGAGATTCAAAATCACCTAAATTTATATTTTGTATATTATCTGTCATTATTGCTTTTCTTTTTTATGCTAGGTTTTATTGAAATTTGTTTTAATTCTTGCAAATTACAATCATGATCAATAATTGATTCTATTATTTTTATTTCTTTCTTTCGTTTTTCTGAAGATGTTACTCCCAATATTCAGTCAGCATTTTCATCCCCATCTAAAACAATTACCTTTTCGTATTTATCTTTAGTCATATTTTCTTTTTACCAACCCGATTGCCAGAAAGCAGTCCTCGGGGTTGATCCTTTTATTATTACTTCTAACTCATTAGTACATCCAATTCCTGTTATACCAGTACTGACTAAATCTTGTATTTCAATATCAGATTCAATTACATATCCATACTTTTTTTCACTTGTAAATCGTTTGGCTATACTTTTATGGGTAGTTCATGATTCTAAAGCATTGCCAGATACAGGGTGAAATCCGTATTTAACTTCTTTATCAAATGATACTCCCCTATACAAACGGATTTTATCTGTTGGTTTATATCCAAGTGATTTAAAATAATTTTGAGTATTTTTTCAAATTGCTAGTATAGTATTTTTTTGTTTATCTTTGTCTATTACTCGGCTTGCTTCAACTGGTATTTTACTTTTTAATTTTTCTAATCTATTTTTAGAAAACTCTGATAATGGTATATTGAATAATTCAGCTGCATCTTGTTGCATAGTTAGTGATTTAATTTCATTATCATTAGAACTACGTGCTCATTGTAATAAAAATAGTGTTGCATCAGTATGACTTATACCAACTATTTTAGATAAATCTTTAGAAACATTATCTTTTATATGCTCAATGTTACTTTTTATAACTGTATTAGTTATGTTTTTTTGTACAATACTGCCTATTTTAATAGAACTATGATTGTTTAAATCAAATTCTTTTACTTCTGATATTTTATTATTCTGTACAGTATCTAAAATTCCATTGGTAGTTTGGGGTGAAAATGATGTTTGTTTTTTTAAATCATCTAATACTCTTTCGTGGGTTTTTGGATTAAATTTTTTAACTGGATATACATTTCCGGTTTCTTTGTTTTTAACAACAACATCTTCTAATATTTGTTTTAATTTGATCATGACAATCTATTGCTTTCTTTCTCTAACATTAATATACACACTAATAGCCTCGAGTCTAATATTATGTTTATATATTGGTAATCCTTCTATAATCTTTGGTTCAGTACATTTAGTTATTTCAAAATACTGATTATCTCAAAGTAAATAGTCCCCCTCTTCTATTATTATTTCAATATCTGATAACGACTTTCTTTGTATAAAAACTTCTATTTTTCTAATTTGATTAACACCACCTGTATGAGTAGTTGTTATTATTGGTTCTAAAAAATTTATTAGTGCATTAAATTCATACCCAGGACCAAATACTTTACTATCTGATTCCCCGTATATATCACTTTTAGTGAAACTAGGATCTACTTTATAAAGTATTATAGTTTGGCCTATTACTTCATTAATTAATTCTTCATTAATACTATTAAAAAAATCCAGTTCTTTATTTGTTAAAAATAATGACAATTATTATTCTCCTGTTATCCGATGTATGGTAATAATGGTATTTTATTCAACTGCTTTTGTATTTTTTCAGATACGTCTGATTCTCGTTCAGATAATGCCTCATTTGATGTTTCTTTTAAAAATTCATTCAATTCTTTAATTAAATTGTCTTTCATTTCATTACCAGATTGAACCAGTTGATCTCCATCCAGTGATATATCTCCAGTTGGAATTGGAATTGTACCATATTTCCTACGTATATGACCGGTTAATTCTGTACATAGCGCTAGTGTATATTTTCGTATTCATTGTTTACCCATTGAATTTATTTCAGAATATGTTAAGAAATTATACGGAATATTAGAAGCATCTGAAACTCCATTAAATGTATCATTAAATGCCGTATCATCAGAACTTACAGGTGATATATTAACAGTGTATCTAAAAAATATTTTAAATGCACCAGTAGGTACAGGAGTTATTCTAAGCTTATTGTTTATTACTTCATATGAGTAATTGGATTTTCTAACAGTGTCTGATAATTCTATTGCTTGTGCTCTTAGAATATCATAATAAACAGGCATCATATAATACATTGGTGATTCATATCCCATAGAACCAAAATTATTAAAATCAGATTGAACCATTAATTGCGCGGCTGATAAATACGGTGAATAAAATTTTTGTATTGCTGCCGGAGTATAATGTCATACTTCTTTTACTTCTAACCTAGCACCAGATTCTGATGGAACTCCTCATAATTCTTGTAGATCATAATACTGTACATCAGCTGAAGTAACTATACTACCAGTTTTTCAATTGTAAAACCCGCCAGCACCAACTTCTGTAGCAACCGAATTGGCATAACGTTTAGCAAAGTTAAAAGTATTTATTGGGAATTTACCTGTAATATCACTACCAGTAGATGAACCAATAAAAGTTGTCAATCAATTTCTAACATTATTGTTATTAACTTGAGTAGAATATTCTGATACAGATTCTTCGAAACAGGCATACGCTCCAGTTCAAGTTAATTCAACTTGTAATAATGAACCGCCCAATCTAGCGCATACTCATCTGGCTGTTTTCGGCCCATCAGATTGAAAATCAGTGTCATCATCATATAATGCAAATGGTGTACTACCTGATATTGGTACAATTGATCCTGTTAATGATATTAATCCCGTTAATTCTGTTGTCATTATTTTATCCTTGTTTATTTATAATAAAGATGAAAAACTTTACTTAATTAATTCTTGGAAATATCGATATAGGTTATTATTAGCCCGATATTGTTTTTCTGATAGAAATACTATTTTAACTACTCTTTCCTTTCTTGGCACTATTTCCTCCTTGAATTTATGGATTTTGTACTCTAGCATTGTTTTACAGGTTGCTTGTAAAATATAAATTGCAGGAAACCGTTTTCAGCCAGGATAATAATTGGTTGCTACTATTGCATATTTCATTTCATTAGTATTTGTTTTTTTGAAATTATCATTCTCTAGTAATGATTTTAATTTAATTTGTGACATTTTTTCTCCAATGTCTGTTTTATTTCATTAATTATTTTAAATTTAACTGCATTTGTATTAGTTAATTCACTTGCTCAAATTCTCAATAATTTCTTTTTATTTACTTTAGCTAATCAATTTTTATATCTATCATTAAATGATGATTTAGTTTGAATAAAATTTAATGTTTTATACATTTTTCTATTACCATGCCAATAGTCTCCGTCTAATTCAATTAGTAAATCATACTTTGGTATATAAAAATCATAATATTTTCCGTATATAAGATACTGCCGTTTGAAATATATTCCCATTTCCGTTAATAACAAGGCAAGACTATTCTCTGACTTACTAGTTCTAATCATAATACAATAATAAATAATTACTACTTTTAATTTTAGTAAAAGCAATTTTATGTAATAGAGGGATTATAAACTCCTCTATATTAATATAATAATTTAAATCTATTTTGTAATCATAGAGCAGTCGTTCCAGATATTCTAGTTTATTTTTATTGCTAAATTTTAATATATGTTGACTGCTTCGTATCATATTATAATTCATATTTTATAATTAAAATTAATTAACTACTAATATAAATATATGATAAAAGAAATTAAATTTGATTCGCCCAACGATTGTTGGCTAATTCTTTGTTCTTATAGAAGATGGCTTTTAATTGATTGATACCCATTTTCAAGAATTTAGATTTCTTTTCGTTTGGATATTTTCTAGACATGTATACTAGAAGTTCTTTTTTAGTTCTCGGGCAATAACTATGATATTGGATTGACATTGTTAACTAATTATTTTTTTGCACAACCTGAGATTATATTAAAAGTTTCACTAAAATCAATCATTGTATATTGAGCATATATATAATCCAATTTTGCTCTAGATATTTTTTCGGGCAGTCCAGTTATTCTGGCATCAATTAGTATTTCTTTCATTTGTTTCATATTTAATTGAAAAGAGGTACAACGGATGTACTCAGAATCAACTTCTGGAATTGTATCTATTGTTTTAAATAATTTACCGTAAAAATTAATCATTTCCTTTTCTTTTATTTTAAATAACTATATAATTTAATATAAAAATATATAGAAAACAAGAATTATTTTATATAAAATTCATCAAATCTTAATTTTTGAGAAATTCAAAATATATTTATTTAATAAATGACAATTATAAACATTTTATGGGGCGATTATAATACACCAATTGATTTTGATAATCTATCAGAATCAGAAAGATTTGATTGATGATATATATCATCAATCAAATGAGTAGAAAGTATAATTTTTATGAATAATTATAAAAATTATTATAAACTATATTATAGAACTTAATCAATAATCTAAAAAAACTTTAAAAAACAATCAAGGAGAAAACAATATGGCTTCAGAAAAAATTGTATCCCCAGGTGTATTTACACAGGAAAAAGATTTATCTTATCTTCCAAGGGGATTATCAGAAATAGGTGCATTAGTAATAGGAAGAACCCCAAAAGGGCCTGCCTTTAAGCCAATCACCGTAAATAGTTTCGATGAATTTAAAACTAATTTTGGCGAAAAAGAATTAGAATATACTGTACCATACATGGCAGATGAATATTTAAAAAATTCCGGTGTATTAACTACAGTTAGAGTATTAGGAAATGAAGCATTTTCATATACTACAGCATTAGAAATATCATCTGGTAGTACATTATTAGCAGTAATAAGACCAACTGCTAGTGCAAGTGGTGACATATTTGGATGGGTAACTAGTTCTTTTGCAGCAGCTGATTTTTCCGTTTCAATGTCTTGTTTTGATTTAATATTAAGTGAATCTGCAGGAGCCAGTACATATACTAGTATGTCATTATCTCCTACATCTGCTAATTTTATTGGAAAAGTAATAGGAACAGATCCAAAAGGTACTGGCAGATTTTATGTAGATCATGTATATTATAACAAAATTTCTCAATCGATGTATACGTATAATGGATTGATTCTAACTGGTTCAATAGCAAGTACTACATCTGCAGTAATAACAACCACTGGAGAATATATTACTCCGCAATCTCCAATTGTAATATCTCAGACCTTTGGAACATCTACAAATCATCAATTGTTTAATTTCTATACATTAGGTGATGGACAAGCGCATAATCAAGACGTAAAAATTAGTATTTTTAATGTTAAAGAATCTGGTTCAGTTGCTGGTAGTAATTATGGTTCATTCGGTATAGCCGTAAGAGATTATAGTGATACCGATAAAACTCCGAACATTCTTGAAACATTCACAGACTTAAATTTAGACCCAAATTCAGCAAATTATATTGCTAGAAGAATAGGTGATCAAACTAGTACAACTGACTCTAATGGAAAAATTGTAACAACGGGTGATTATCCTAATATATCAAAATATGTTAGAGTAGCAATGAAAAATTTATCTTCAGTTCCAAACGATGCCCTTCCGTTTGGATTTACCGGATATTACAAGTATAATAGTAATGCACCTGATATAGAGTATAAAACATCTCAATCAATTGATGGTGCGTTTAATGAACGTAGTTATTTTGGTATTGATTTTAAATCCGTTGATGTTGCTAATTATCATACGTTTTTGCCAAATAACAAAGCATCGATGTCAGCTGATTTCTTGTTATCAAATTGTATATCATATAATACAGGATCTAATACTTGGACTGGTGCAAACTTAAGTGTATCTTCATCAGTCAATGAAAAACAATTCTCTTTCGGATTCCAATTAGGATTTGATGGTGTAGATCCTAGAAAAGTTGTTGGTGCTCAAATGACTTGCACTACAGCAACTATTAGTGGTAGCGTAGCATATGTTAAAGCTATAGATTCAGCTAAAAATCCAGATGAATATGATTTTAATATGGTAGTAATTCCTGAATTAAATTATAGAGAAAATCCATATGTATTACAATATGCCTTAGATGTTTGTGAAGATAGGGGGGATGCATTCTTAATTATGGATCTAGGTCCTAAAACAGATAATATTACTACGGTATTAAATACAGCTAAAACTATTGATAGTTCTTATGCAGCTAGTTATTATCCGTGAGTAAAATTATTTGATACTGCAAACAACAAACTAGTATGGATGCCGCCAACAGTTGTATTACCCGGTGTAATTGCTTATACAGATAAAGTTGCACACGAATGGTATGCACCTGCAGGATCAAACAGAGGTGGATTAACTAGTGTTGTTCAAACATATGAAAGACTAAATAGAACAGACAAAGATAATCTATATGCAGGAAGAATCAATCCAATTGCAACATTCCCTGATACTGGTGTAGTTGTTTGAGGTCAAAAGACTCTACAAGCAAAAGCTAGTGCATTAGATAGAATCAATGTCAGACGTTTATTAATCAAAATTAAAAAGATGGTTGCTTCAGCAAGCAGATATTTAGTATTTGAACAAAATAACGAACAAACATGGGATTTATTCAAATCTATAGTTAATCCAATGTTAGACAATATTACAGTTAATAGCGGATTGTATGCTTACAAAGTGGTAATGGACTCCACGAGCAATACCCCGTCACTTATAGACCGTGGAATAATGAAAGGAAGCATATTTCTACAGCCCACGCGGAGTTCTGAATTCATTCTTTTGGATTTCAATATCATGCCTACTGGTGCGTCTTTTGGTAGTTAATTAGTTTCAATTAAAATGTTTATAGAACGTTAAATAAAATAGGGGTAAATTTCTTTTTGCCCCTATTTTAGTAACTTTTTAATCTTATAATTTATAATAGGTTATACTATATTAAAAATGACTAAATTTGTCATTTAAATGATAACAGACGTTAGATCGCCTGTATTAGATTATTTTTGATTATTGGTTATTAGGTATATATAAAATGTAAAACCTTGTTTATCCAGTTTATTTCCAACATCTAAACATCTTTTACTTTGTCATAATATCCTATGGATCGAACGGTTCATTATCTGTTTCTGTTCCATATTTTTCATAAAATTCCCTGATATTATTAGCAATAATATTTATATATTCTTCAATATCTTCTTTTTTTACTTGCATACATTCAACAAATCCGCAATCACCACAATGAAAACAGGTAATATTTCCTCCTGCTATTGAGGAATTTTCACCCCCGCATACGGGGCATCTTAAAGTAAATCTATTTGTTATCATAATTAACCCCTTTTAATACAAATCTTAACTATATAAAGAACGTAAATAGTCATCATACTATTCTATGTCTTCTTTTTTTCAATGTATACACTCAACAAAATTATGAATACTACAATGTAAACAAATTATATTACCTGCGACTATTTGATTAACAGATTTTGCTATTTTATACGCTTCTTTTCTATTAACAAATTTATTCGTATTAGTTAAGAAACCCGGTGTAATTTGCCGTTTATTTATTGGTAAATTCATCTTACTAAGTATAAACAATGCATTATGATGTCTATGCCCACAAATAACTATGCCAGTTTTGATATTAAAAGGCTGATGAATATATGTTTCACCATTATTATAATATACAGCAGAACAAATTATTTTTTCTTTTTGCATATCCTATTTTTTTCTTGCTTGATAATTATCGTTGGTCAGTCGGTGTTTGAAATGCAGCAAGATAATATGCCCAAGGAGGTTGATTAGAATTTCTTGTTTTCTTGTTCCATCTCACTTTGTTGCTACTCGAATCTTCTGCGATAATTTCGGTTTTTGTAATCTTAATAACCTTTGAACCAATACCATAGCCATATCCACCACTTCCCACTCCGCTATGGCATTCATCGAATACATAATCCCCAACTATTAAGTTTTCCCAATCGTATCTATACGGTCTGTTCGGATCTTTTTTATATTCCATATTTCTATCACCTTTCTATTTTTTGTTCCAGTGTTATTTTATTCCTCAATTACTTCACATTCAACAATTTCAGCTAATAACCAATTTCTAAAAATCCTTTACTAGCCCATTAATAATTTCTACTGCTATAGGTGCATCAAAGTTACTTTCACTCATCTTGTCTAATTTAGACTTTGCTTCAACTATCCAATGAAATTGTGCTGATGTCATTTCATTATATTCTATTTCAATCAATTGATTTATAATTCTTTTTACAGATAATATTGCTTCCCACTGATCGTTCATTCTAAATTCTCCTTAAATTAATTAACCACCATAATTTAAATTAAAAATTGATAATAAACAAGACATATTTTTTCTATTCTATTTTATATTTATTATTGAAACAAATCAATTAATAAAATTTTGTAATGGTTATATAAGTTAAACCCTAATATTAGGAGAATATATATGGCAGAATTAAGAGGTATTGATAAATTAAACCAACCTAAACTAAAAAGTTTATGAGTAATGTCTGTTAAATTTGGAAGTGATGAAGGTGATGCAATAGATGCATATTTAGTAAAAGTATCTGCTAGACCTCATTTTAAAAGTGATGAAGTGGTAATTCCATATTTAAATCTAGAAAGAAAATTTAAAGGTAGATCACATTGGGAAACATTAACTGTAGAATTAAATGATCCAATCGCATCTCCAGCTGCTAAAAAGGTTTGGCAGTGAATTTTAAAGCACCATGATCCTGTTACAGGCATGGAAGGCTATAAAGATACATATGCTGTACAGATTGTTAATTTAAAATTATTGAGTCCAGTTGGAACAACTATTGAAGAATGGGAATTACATAATGTTTGGATTTCAGATGCTGATTTTCAAGACTTGAACTATACATCAGCTGATCCAGTAGGTATTAGTTTAGTATTAACTTATGATTGGGCCGAATTAATTTCTACGTTATAGTAATTGAAAAATGAACATATTCTTTTTTATGGGGCAAGATTTTATTGCCCCATTTTTTTGAAGGTTTTGTACCATTCGCCGGTCCAATACAAAACCATCCTATAATTATATGATTCATCGCGGCCGGCGATAACATCTTTTATGGTTTGAACGCGATAAAAATCGCGCTGCGAAACTATTTTCTGCCGATATTCTAAACGATCCATTTTCTTTTCCTTTCTATTCTAAATAACAGTATAATTTAATATAAAAAAATATGAAATCAAAGAATTATTTTTGAAAATTTTAAAAAATTATATTTATATAAGTAATCCAAGAAATTAATCAAAAGAGGTAAAAAATGAGTGAAGAAATCAAGTTTCAAACATTAATTGTTGACTTGCCTTCAAAAGGAAAGTTATATCCCCCAGAAAATCCATTATCAACTGGAGAGGTAGAATTAAAGTATGGTTCAGCTATAGAAGAAAATATTCTTCTTAATGATTATTTTATAAGCAAGAAAATAGTTTTTGATAAATTACTAGAATCATTAATAATAAATAAATCAATTAATACTGATGATCTATTCGGTGGAGATAGAAATTGTTTATTAATTCATGCCCGTAGAGCAATGTATGGGGATGAATATAAAGCAAAAATAGTCTGTCCAAATTGTAAAGAAAAGCATGAAATAACAGTTGATCTATCAACTTTAGTTCCATATCCAATTGATGATAATATTGAAAGTAATTCTTTTATACATAAGTCTAAATCTGGAGATGTATTTACATATCATATTTTAAATAGTAAAGAAGAAAAAACATTGAATGATAGTATAAAAAATTATCATAAAAAAACAATGAACAATTCTCAAGACTTAACTGTTCGATTATCTGCGATGATAGATTCAATTAATGATATCAAAGATGAAATGGGGAAAAGAAATTTCATTAATAGTATGTCATCAATCGATATATTATCTTTGCGCAAGGAAATAATACAGAATACTCCAGATATTGATATGAGAATAGATTTTGCTTGTAGTGAATGTGATTTTGAAGACAAAGCAACTATTCCGATAGATTTAGACTTTTTTTGGATCACAGGCAGATAATTTATTAGAGAATATACTAGAATGTGTATTTAATTTAGTATATTTTGGAAATTTTGATTTTCAAACGGTTTGACGAATGCCTGTTAAAATGAGGAATAAGTATATTGATATACTTACAGAAGTATTAAAAAGAGAAAATCAACAGCAACCCTTACCTGGTACAACTCCGGGTAACAGGAGATAATAAATGCAAAAAAAATTAATTATAGAAACCAAAATGATTAATGAAGTATCACCAGTTATAAAGACTATTTTTGATGCTATTTTCAAAGGCAAATTAAATAATATATCTATATCTTCAACTGAAGTTGGAAATGATATTAAAAATAATATTGATACTTTGAGTGCTAGTTTAAATAATCTAAATGATATTTTTAAACGTCATCCTGAGCTTGAAAAACAAATTAATTTAAAATTGGCTGGCAGAATGTAAATTGGCTATAGAAACCCAAAAAGATATTACTAGAGACTTCTTTAGTCTTCAACAAAAATTACTAGATAATTTGAAGGTAAATACTGAATCTCAGAAGTTGATTAGCAGATTATCCGCAAGAAACTTAGATACCTTACTAAAAACGGAAACTGTTGAAAGTAATAGATTGGGATTATTAAAAGCTAATTTTTTAATGTTTGAAAAACTAGGGGAAAATGCAGAATATCGCCTTAGTGTTGCAATGAGAGCAAAAAAAGTTGAACAAATTACTATAGATTATTTACAGCAAGAAGTAAAATCTCTAAATGATATGAAAAATAGTTCAAAGGGGTTTTTAAGCATAATAGAAAAATCTAGTAAAAGTATTGATGATACTATAGAAAGAATTCCATTTATTTCTGCTAATATGAAAGAAAAATTAAATAAGGATATAAAGGATATATCTGCAAATTATATCTTAGAATTAGCAAAAGTTGGAAATTCTATAGAACAAAATCTAATCAATATGCCATTAAAAAGCAAAATAATTTTTGCCGCAATTGGTTTTATGATTTATAAAGCTTGAAAATATTTTAAAGATTGAGATGATGCGGCCCAATCATTTATAAATAATATGGGTATTGGCAAAAGACAAATGGCAGAATTTGAAAAAACTGCATTATCAACTAGTTTGGATTTAAAAAAATTCGGTGTTTCAATGGATACTGTATTAAAAGTTACTTCTAGTTTGATTGATGAATTTGGTTCATTGGAAGCTGGTAAATGAATAGAAACCGCATCTATAATATCAGCAGGGTTTTCTTTATCAGCTGAAAGTGCAGCTAAGTTAGTTAATTTACAAGCCACATCTTTCAATATGTCTAAAAGACAAATAGAATCTAATGCAATTGCTATTAAGAAAACCTCTATAGCATTTGGTGTTAGTGCACAAGCAGTAATGGAAGATATTGCCAAAGAATCTGAAAGAGTTAGTTTGTTCTGGAAAGATAGCGGTAAAAACATTGCTACTGCGGCTGTATTTGCGAGAAAATTAGGCATGAATATATCTGATATGTTAAATACTGCGGAAGCCTTATTGGATATAGAATCATCAACTCAAAAAGCCATGCAAGCACAAATTATGCTCGATGTAAATATCAATATTAATGAAGCAAGAAGACTAGCAATGCATGGTAATTTGTATGATATGCAGAAAAATATACTAGACCAAATGTATGAACAAGTTGATGTTGAGAATTTACACCACTTCGAATTAAAATCATTATCAAATTTGCTTGGAGTATCTGCAGATAAAGCAAGACAGATGTTAGTTCAGTACAAAAAATACAGACAAGATTTTGAAAAATTGCCTGAAACAATGCAGAGGTTTGTAGAACTAGGAGAAAAATCAAAATCATTTTCTGATGCTTTAGGATTACCAGATATGTTAAGTGATTTAAACAAACTAGGAAAAATGCTAGGTTCTACATTTGCTCCATTTTTAAGAGGATTAACAGCGTCATTATCATTTATTATAAAATACCTAGGAATTGGAGTTACATTTGTTTCAGGATTAATTAGTAAATTTCAATCATTAGGCGTAGTGAGTAAAGCATTTGTAGAATGGGTTGTTCCAGCTTTTATTCTTATGAATTTAACTATTTTTAGATCATTTGGATTATTTTCTAATTTATTTAGTATTATTGGAAGGGGTATACGATCTGCTATAACAGGAACTGCCGGATTAATAGGCAAATTAACAGGACTAGATACTGTAATGAATAAATTGGCTCCAAAACTAAGTGGGGGGTTATTTGCACCTGGTGAAAAAAGGGGGGTTGGAAGACCTAGACATAGAGGAATATTAGAAAATATATTTGGCAAAGCATCTCCAGCTCAAATATTATCTGGGGCGGCTGCATTATTGATAATATCAGGTGCTGTTTGAGTTTTTTCAAAAGCATTACAAAACTTAGTTGGAATAAAGTGAAAACAAGTGGCAATGGCAGGAGTAGCATTAGTTGGGTTAACAACAACATTAATCGCATTAGGATTATTAATGTCATCGGGAATAGGAGCTGTAGCGCTACTTGCAGGTGCTGGAGCATTATTACTAATATCAGGCGCCGTTTGAACTCTCGGAAAAAGTATGGGTTCATTGTCATCATCACTAGAGTCTTTAACAGACTTAACTGATAGATTTATTCCGCTAACATCCTCAATTAAAACATTCTTTACTGATTTATCTGATTTAGACTATTCTAATATGGCTAAAAAATTAAAAACTATTGCTGAGCCATTAAAAGAAATAGCAGATAGTTCAGAAAGAATAAAAGCATTAAAGGCAATTGGAATAGAAGCTAAAAATACTTTAACAACAACAGTTAATAATATAATGTCAGGGAAATATAACAATAATCAACCTGCAATGATGCAATCATCAATGGGCAATATAACAATAGTACCAGCTGATGTTGTACTAGATGGCAAGAAAATCGGAAAAATTATATTTAAAACATACAGAGGGGACTAATAATGCCAGTAGATACTAAATTAATTAAAAATAATTTTAATAATCCTAAAACTACATTCCCTATTAGAATTAGAATTATGAATGAATTAATTGAATATGATAAAAGATTAGTAAACTTATTACCATTTATACAGTTTAATGATAACCCATCTGATTCTGTTAAAAATGAATTAAATTTATTAGATATAAAAATACCGGAACCTGATAGAGTTAAAAAACAATTCACTTCTATGCAAAAAGCAGCAAATTATATTAAGTCGGCTCTAACTTTTGAGTGGCAAAAATTTAATAATAAATCAAGCTTGATGACATATACAGATATAGAAGCGAATGAAAGACGAGTAAAACAATTAGCATCAGAACAAATTATAATTGCTGAAACAAAAGCTAATGAAATATTGGATAGAAGTGTTGCAAAACTTATTAATAAGTATGTTACAAAATTTAAGCCAACTAGTGATAAGATGAATACTAAATCTGAAGTTAGCTGGGGGCTATCAGCTAGAACATCGAAATACAATCCATTATCTCAAGGCTCAAATATTTGAGGAACTGTCCCAGGATTATCCGCAGAATTAGTTCATAAAAAAATAACTACTAAAGAAAATATTGAAATTCCAAATGGTACTATTAAATTTTATATCCAAGATTTAAGAAGCAAAAATATAGTTGTATTTCCAATAACAATTACAGATTTAACTGATGCATATACTCCCTCATGAACAAGAGATGATTTTCTTGGTAGAAGTGAAGGAATATCACATTATACTAGTACCGATAGAACATGAACAATTAATTTCGATTTGATAGCAGAATCAATTAATGATTTGCAATATATGTATTATAAACTACAATGATTATCACAAACTGTATATCCCAAATATGATAATAATAGTAGTGCTATAATGGATTTCCCTGTAATAAGAATAAGAATAGGTGATATATTAAAAGGAACTAATGGTGAAGGATTGGGTGGGTACTTTACTTCATTAACTAATAATTTTAAAGTAGAAGATGGTTGAGAAACTATGTTAGATGGAATGATGGTACCTAGACACATATCAGTTCAATCTCAATTTACTGTAATACATGATACTATGCCTGATTATGATTTTAAATACTATAACATAGAATCTTATCCTAAAGATACAGATAGATGGCATCACACTCCGCGAACACCATCAATTAAAAATGTATTATTTAATGATTTAACTCCAGAAAAAGTTGCAGAAATTGAAGAGCAAAATAAAATTAGTAAAAGTAGTAATCGAGTGGAAGATATCAGTTTAACATCTAAATTGAAAGAATTACTATAATGCCAATTTCTAGATATTCAAAATTAAATAAAATATGGGAAAATAACAAATACTGTTTAGAAAGCCCAAATAATATTATCATACCAAATAAACTATCTGATATATGGATATTATGAAAAGATAGTAATAGTTTAAGAAAATTAGCATATAAATATTATAATAGTGAGGAATATTATTGAATAATACTATTAGCTAATAATATTGGATTGGAATCTGATATAAAACTCGGTCAAAAGATACGAATACCAATAAATATTGGTGATGTACTAACGCTGTTATAGAAGCAATTATGCCGCCAAATTTTACAAATAATCAATCATTCGAAGAATATTGAATTAACGGAACAGTTTGTGATCAAGCCATAAATAGATGGGACAAAATGCAAACTATGTCTCCTATTGAACTATCAAAATTAACTGCTTTCGTAGATATAACAGTATATGAAAATGATCGCATTAATAACCTAGACAAACCTAAAAAACTAAATTTTAATACATCACAAATTAATACAGCTAAATTTCGCGGAACATATGGATTAGAAAAACTAGAACTACTTCCTACTGGTCTACCTGTTGGAATAATATTTGATATAAATTTACATATCAAAGTTTTTAATTCGGATTTATTAGACTCAGACGATCCAATAGTCTGTTTAACAAAATTAAATAATTCAGTTAGAGTTGATTTTGGTTGAAGTGAAAATGAAAAGCATTGAACAGGCAAAGATGATTTATTAGAAATAACCAAAACTAGCGGTAATGGTTATTCACTAGTTGGTTCTGTAGTATCATCTGATATTAGTATAGACGAAGAATTCAATACAACATTAACTGTAAAATTAAAATCATTAAATGCATCTGTACATGATGGATTAAATATGCGTACCATACTTCCTAAAGATTTTAGTTTCGGAAGTATTAGTCCAGAACAATCTGTAGCTAATAAAATCAAAGGTATAGAATATGCCAGTTTGTATAATATTTTTACATATCTTACTACAGAAATGACTAAAATTGTTGATAAATTTCAATTCAATATAATCGTACCAGAAGTAATATTATATACAGATTTAAATGAAGCAAGTAAAGCCAGTTGTAATACAAATATTTCTAAAAATGTTAGTATTAAAACAGGGGCTACGAAAATTGGAGATATTGTTGTATCAAAACAAAAATTAACTGATATATTTACAAATTCTACGACGCTAATGAATTTCACAAAGAACTTATTAACATATATTAATAATGAACGAAGACAAGGAATATCATTAGAAAGTAAAGTAATTCCACCAGCTGGAATGAGAATGGCAATAATAAATAAGGCTCAATTATTACCATTTAATGAAAAAAATAGTATAGAAAAATATCTTAAAATTGATTGCAAATCAAAAAATAATATAATAAAGTCCTTTGGCATTAGTAAAGATTTAGAAAATTCAAAAGATTTACAAAATTATATTGAAATACTAGGCGGAGAAAATATGTCTGATGATTTATTGAAAGCCGCCTTATTATGATATAAACCTCGAGGAAATATAAATTTAACATTGCCTGAAACACCTACAGGCCTCAACACCGGAAATACTGTTGATAATTTTAGCGATACTTTGAGCCGTGCATATCCGTCATCAACAGGTCAGACATTTAAACCACCTGCAGGATATAGTGCACCACCACCTATAGCAGGCAAAAGAACATCTGCTGCGGAAAATTCTGATAAAGAATTACAAAAAACAGAAGATGCTATAAAAAAAATGAGATTAAATGACAGCATATTAAAATTTTTACCATATAGAATGGAATTATCGATATTAGGAATATCTGATTTATGAGTTGGCAACAGAATATTTTTAGTAAGATGCCCATTTTCTTGAGCAAACCTCGAAAATTTGTATAGAAGTACAGTATGAAGAATAGTAGATATAAAGCACATAGTTGAAAATAATATTTGAACTACTGATATTACAGCCATTACTGAAAAATTAAATGACCCTGAGGTAAAATCTAATAGTGATAAAAGGGTAACAATGAAATACCAATCACAAACACAAATGAAAAAATAATTATAAAACAATCAAAATAAATCTTATTTTTACATTTTTACTATATATTTATATATGTAAAATAAAGGTTATGAAACAATGTATGACATATGTATTGTTGATTCTGAATCAGAATATAATAGTTTTATAAAGTATTTATCAGCTGAGAATACTATTATAATCAATCTAGTACCAGATATTAATGGGCTTCCATTCAAATATCAGGTTAGTTGATTATCCATGATGCTTTTTGATAGTAGGAAACTGTATATTTTTGATACTGATAATATTTATAATTTATTAAATAATATAAATAATATTAATAATAAAATAAATATATTAATTAATAATATTAAATATATTAATAAATTTTATAAAATAAATTATAAAAATAATATCGTAGATATTGAAGGGTTAAACTTTTGTAAGAATAAAAACGAGTTACATATACCAGAAGAATTAACATCTTACAAACAATATAAGATATTTATATCCAGTAGATTTTCTAAATACACAGTACCACCTATAACTATTTTAAGTGAACTAGAGTATAATAAAATATTATATTTATATGATATATATACAGATTGTAAAGAATATATCAATTCATCAGAATATAATAGTTATATATTAAGAAGTTATAATTTTAACACAATCGAAAACAATGGTAT